GACATTTTTCCCGATTATTGCCCTGAGCTTTGTCGATATGATGATGACCCGTCAATAAGCGGCATTGATATTGAGGATACCATTGAACCGGTGCTGGTGATAATTGTGAAAGGAAAAGACAAATGACAGTTGGGGACTTTTTAGAACTTTATGATAAAGAGAGCGCCGTTTGGGTATACGACGATGCGACAGAGAAATGCCTTTATGACAGCGAAGAGGATAATTATGTAGACGAAAAAGTGTTACAGATTGCTATACAGGGAATAGAGGAAGGGGTAAGAGGTGGGGTTTGTATCAAAGTGAATACAAAAAATTTACCGGAGTACAACACACGAAAATTTTTAGAAAATTTCAGAAATGAATTTAATAATCAAATCAGACCATGCATTACAGAAGCAACGTTAAAAAAATGGTGCATTGACTTGAATGACGATAAATTGTTGTTTTGCCCTTCTGAATTGAAAGCAATTAAAGATATTAGGGAATGCGTCAATAAGATTGCAGATGTTTTAAATGAGTATTTTAAGGAATGAAAAGATGTTGTATATGATTGTGCGCTTAATATGGGAAGGGAATCCATGAGGCGTTGTTATCCGTGTTAATACAAGGGACTTAGGTGAGCAAAAATGAATTTATGCGATATTTATATTGAAAAAATTATTGAGGTTAGAACATACGATAATTATGTGATTGCAATCCTTGATACTGATTGTTGGGGACACAAGGAAAAAGGCGCAAGAGTGTTCTTCTCAAAAGAAGGATGGGAGAAAGCGAAAAAAGAAGGGAAATACCTTGGCTAGGATGAATATATGATGAAACAATAAGCGACTTGGAGGACTAAAAATGTACGACCCGTTTACTAATGACCAAGATAGAGTATGGGATATGCTGCTTAATTTGGAAGATTTGGATGAAATTGCTGCGATTGCAGGGGAAGCTACCGAGCATGGAAGTGATATCTATTTCTTTAGAACTCGTGACTTTAACTGGATTATGAGTGGTATTGATGACCTTTTCAGTATTGCTAAAGCTGTACACGATTCTACCCGTGAAGCAAAATTTTCCCCTTGCCTCGAATGGCAATCTTATGCGCCGCTGAATAATAGATTTTCTTCCAGCGACGAACTGGATAAGTTGATGCTTCCTTGGAAAGAAGAAATTATTCAAGGAATTTTATGCGATTCGTATCTAATGACAAGAGTTGGGTTTACGGAGGAACAGGAATGAGAAGATACAGGATTTTAAAAACAGAAATAATCGAAGAGAGATGGTACGCTAATGATGATGCTTGAACACATTATGAATCCGCCTGATTCTCCATACACGAAGTTCCGAGGTGTTGGATTTACGCCAGATAAATTTATTGAAATGGCGAAGCAGTATCGTTTCACGCATTGTTGTGAATGCGTAATAACGCAAAATGGATTGATTTTCCTTGCTTCCCCGTCACATAGGCTTGAAGCGGAACGCTTAAAAAAGCATGGATATCATGGATTAGTGATGGTGTGGTATGAAGGTATCTGCCCTAACGATACGTCAACAAAAATGTCAAAGTCGCAGATTGATGCGGTTAAAAATCTCGTAGAAGTTGGATTAGTTAGTGGAGCGAGTTATGATGAGTAAATTTTAAGATTGGAGATTGACGGCTATGAGTAATTTTAAGATTGGAGATAGGGTTTACAATATCAATTTGGGATATGGCACTATACGCGCATGCACAAATAAAGGATATTGGCTCGTTGATTGGGATGAGAAACTTATAAGAAAAATCAGCGATGTGGAATATACGGACAACGGTGTTGACAGGAGATGCAGAATGTTTAACTATCCATGCGACCGGATTCGTAAAGTGTTGGATGAGAAGAGCAAGTTCAATAATGAAATAATCAATGATATTGTAAATCAAATTATGCGTTTTCTCGTTCGGTTTGGTGAAGTGTCTATCGTCAATTCATCAAATGCAGTTTGCAAAGCTAAAGAGACGGTGAGCGATAAAGAATACATCTTGTCATGGGAAATTGATGGTACGGAATGCATTATAAGCGTAGGCACGAAGATGGGAAAGATAGAGCTTGTAACGCTTATGAAATCGGATATGACTGATGAGCAGAAAAGTATTTTAGGTGTATTTAATGCATTGGCAAAGCAAAAGTTAGAAGAAGCAAAAAAGAAAAGCGATGAAAAATGCAAAAGAAACAGGGAATTGCTTATTATGCAGCAGATGATAAAGGCGGGAATTGTTATATGATTTCATTCAAGAATGAATCGCCATACATTTATACACTGTACTTCAAAAAAGATGGTATTGAATATGGGATTATCCATTCAAGCGAAATCTTTTTAGACCGCAAAGCATTAGAAGAGTTAAAAAGGATGACGGGTGCAGGGCAGGTGAAAGAAGTCACATATGCAGAATACATGGCAAAAAGGATATAAACTTTATTATCTGATGGAAAGAGATGGGCTGGAATATGGTGTTATTGAATCGGACAAGCCATTTATTAGCGGAGAAGAAATTGCAAGGATAAAGGAAGAGCTGGGCGCGAAATGGGTTGTACAAATAGCACGCACAGAAGGTTTGTAGTAAGGTGTAGTCCTTAATGTATTAAAATATAGGTAAGTTATACAAAGGGGGTACACTATGCGACCACAAGCATATCAAACACCTGAAATAAGAGATGAGAATGATTTTATCATTCAGCAAGGGACATTCGGAAAGAAAACTCCATTTGTAAATTCTCAAAATGATGGAATACTTGATTATATTATTAACAACCTAGAAGCTATCAAAGGCGTGTCACTCGCCGCAACTATTGTTGTTTCTTCTTTACCATCAACCGGGCAGGCTGGAAAATTCTACTTACTGGACGATGGGACAGAGAATAGTGGTAAGGTTTATATTTACAAAGATAAGTGGATAGAAGTCACCACCCAAGCCGAGGGGTTAAGCGCGTACCAAGTCGCCAAGAAAAATGGTTATGAAGGTACAGAGCAGGAATGGCTTGAAAACGAAGTGTATGGTGACGATATAGTAAGTGCAGAAACAGATAACGACGGGTATTTTATAGTCCACACACGGCAAGGCAAAACAATTAAAACTTCTTTGAAGCCATTAGTTGACGCCAAGGCATCCGCAGACAAGGCGAAAATATCGGAAACAAACGCCAAAACATCAGAAACTAATAGTGCCAATAGTGCCGCCGCCGCATTAGCTAGTCAAGAAGCGAGTGCAAATTCACAGACAAAAGCTAAAACCAGTGAAACTAACGCCAAGACCAGTGAGTTGAATGCAAAGGCGAGTGAAAACAACGCTAAGACCTCAGAAACCAATGCAAAAAATAGTGCGACTGCCGCCGCAGGAAGCGCAAGCGTGGCAACAACGCAAGCGGTAAATTCTTCCAATAGCGCAACCGCCAGTCAAAAATCAGCGACTGCATCCGCTGATTCAGCTAGTGCCGCACATACAAGCGAAGTAAATGCCTCTAGCAGTGCATCAGCGGCGAGTGTAAGCGCAGGTAAGGCTAAAAGCAGTGAAACGAATGCCAAAACATATGAAACGAATGCGAAGGCATCAGAGCTAAACACCAAGGCATCTGAAAACAATGCAAAATCAAGTGAGAATTTAGCTAAGGCGTGGGCTATGAGCGAAAGTAGCCCTGATGGCGTTGATGGCAATAAGTCTGCGAAAACATGGGCGATGAGTGCTATATCAGCAGAAGCTAACGCCAAGCAGAGCGAAATCAATGCTAATTCGTATAAAAATGCCGCCGCCAGCAGTGCAACCGCATCGGCTAATTCGGCATCGGCATCAAGTGCGTCGGAGATAAATTCTGCTAATTCGGCTAAAGCGTCTGCCTCTAGTGCGGCGGCGGCGAAAGCATCGGAAGCGAACGCAAAGGCATCAGCAGATAGAGCAAACAGTTCTTTGGAAACGTTATTAGGCGGTCAAGTCAATGCAGATTGGGCGATAACAGATAACACTAACAAGGCATTTATTAAAAATAAACCTGACTTAACCGTGTATGCGACAAAGGAAGAGCTGGAAACAGAGTGCGTTGATAAGATTAACAAATTAAACACGGCGCTGAAAAACGGGTTCACTACTGCTTCACTCACTGTATCAGGGGAAACCAGTGTACCGACACCATCAACAGAAAACAATTCAAAAACCATCGCCAATACTGAATTTGTTCACGGCGTGGTAAACAATTTAGTCAACGGCGCACCGACCGCCTTAGACACGTTACAAGAGCTTGCAACCGCGCTGGGAAATGACCCTAACTTCTCCACCACCATCTTGAATAAGATAGGGGAGAAGGAAAGCAAGACAGATGCAAAGATAGAGTATAAGAAACTGCAAGACAGTATAGATACGAAACAAAATTTATTGACATTTGACACAACGCCTGAATACGGGAGCGAAAACCCCGTTACAAGCGACGGAATAAAAAAAGCGGTTGAAGCGGGAGGATTGCTTATATTGGACGCGGACGGGGATGTCGTGTTGAAACGATAATGAGGGGTGAATATGGAAGAAGCAGGGAAAAATCTTTGCCCTTATAAAGACGGGCTAGATAATCTAGGGAAAAGTGATAAAGAGTGGGGAAGAACTTATACTAAAAACCTTACTGTAAGTAACACTGCCAATATAAAGCAACTTGCGGTGAGTGAGGATATTACCGCGACGGGCGACATAACGGGGGCTAGGGTTTTTAATGCTGTATACAACGACTATGCCGAATGGTTTGAGCGTGGGGAAGAAACAGAAGCGGGGGATATAATCGCACTCAGCGAAGGCAACAACGAGCTATATAAGAAGGCAACTTGTAAAGACAAAGTGATAGTTGGCGTGCATTCAGAAGAGTTCGCACATATTATTGGGGGCAACGGCGATGGGAACGATGAGAAAGCGTTCATTCCCATCGGGCTTGTTGGACGTTCCCACGTAAAGGTAAAAGGGAAAGTTGAGAAAGGTGATTACATCGTGCCATCTGACGTTGCAGGAATTGGAGTTGCGACCAAAACAAGGACACACAAGACAATCGGGCAAGCAGTAGAAGCCAGCGATGATGACGACATCAAAAAAATAAGAGTGATTTTAGGGAGGTAACGAATGGGAAATTTTATAAGGCGAAAGATTGACACGATATTTGTCATGTTGGGAAATGGGTGCAACATGAGGTGCGAGTATTGTTTGCAAAGACCATTGGTACACAGCCAAATAACACAGAAAATAAACCCTAAAATTTATGACTTTATACAAGAGGTGCAGGAAGAAAGCGGCGAATTAAATCTCCACTTTTTTGGTGGCGAACCGTTAATTTATTTTAACAACATCAGGGAAATAGTTGAAAACACAGAGAACGTGACATATTCCATCATCACAAATGGGCGAGCAATGACTGACGAAATGGTAGAGTTTTTCAATGCGCATCAATTTCCAGTAACTATCTCGTGGGACGGGCGAAGAGTGTTAGAAACAAGGGGATTTGATTCATTCGACAAAAGAAAGCCTTTACGCCGACGATTGATGAGACTAAACCAGTTGGGAATATCTGCCGTTATTTCCTCAAAGGCATACCCGAAAGAGACCCTAGAAGCAATACAAGAAATCTCCGATGAATATTACAAACTTCACAAGTACCAAGCAAGAATAAACTGCGATTTAATCTTTGACACGGGCATCCCTCATAAGGAACTTTTGGATTTTGATTATCAGAGAGTATCTAATGAAATGAAGGAAATGACGGAGAATTATATCAATTCTATTAAGAATGGCAAACAGAAACGTACAGATTACGCAAAGAATGCATACATAAGCAATTTGATGCATTTATTAAGTTTCTATATCAACAACAGGGATGGAGTGTATGACCTTGTATGGTCTGGATGTGGTAATGGATGGAATGTACTCAATATGGATTTAGACGGCAACCTATACCCTTGCCATAACACAAGTGAGGCTATAGGCACAATAGAAACACCGTATTTTAAATACCTAAAAGAGCTTTTACAAAGAGATGATACCAAAATACGGCAATCGACCTGTAAAGTATGTCCCGCTGTTCCGCTTTGCAATGGCGGATGCAAGCTGGTCAATGATGAAATAAGAAATGAAACCTATTGCAAATTAAGAAAAGCTATGTTTCTACCAGTCATTCAAGCAGTACAGGATTTTGGAAAGAGCGTGATACAAGATGGCAATTCTTAATGGCTCAATCGAAAATACGAAATTTTCAAGTGTCGCAAATGGAGCAGCTATAAAAAAGTCACACTTAATTGAGCTAAGAACGGCGTTTACAAAGCTCGAAACCTATAGTACCAATGTGGATAACTGCGGAAATTGTACTTATTGTCAGACATGTCAAGGTTGCCAAAAACAAACCTGCCAGTCTTGTCAAAAATATTCCTGCCAAACTCATGCAAATAGGTGTAACCGTGCTGATTGTTAATGATAGGAGAGGAACATGGAATATACAGATAGCGAACCAAGGAATATAAAGAAAGTCCATGTATCTGAACTTGCTGATGCTGTAAATACAATGGCTACCAATAAGAAAGTATCTATCACATCGTTCACTCCAAAGTATGATAAGGTATACGCAAGCAATATAAAGGCATTGCAGACAGCAATTAACGAATTGGAAACAAAATTCTCCAACAACTGTTGTCAAGCAAACTGCTGTCAGACTTGTCAAGGCTGTCAGACGTCTGCATGTCAATCATGCCAGTCATGTCAACGGTGTCAATCGCAGTGTATATATAACTGTTCTTATGATTGTTAGGAGGCTAATATGAGATATATTTTATGGACAGGCGGGTTTGATTCCACTTACTTGCTTTGCAAATGGGCAAGAGAAAGTGACGAAGAAATCCAGCCGTTATATGTTGTGTTCCCTGTGCAAGAAAAAAGCAATGTTGAACGAGAAGTAGATGCTATTGTAAGGCTAATCAACATCATAAGAGCGAAACCGGAAATAAAGGCAAAAATCAATGACCCAATTTACATTAACAAAGAGAGCTTGCCGGAGATAGAAGCATACGACAATGCATGGCAAAAAAGAAAGAGCGGAATACCGCACACAATGTGGGACTGTTTGGGGAAAGTCGGGTATATTTACCCCGGAGTTGCCATTGGAATAGAGGCACCAGCACCCGGTTATCGCCCCAATGACATAGGGCGCTTTTATCAGTACCTTTTGGACGGCGGTCTTGACGTATCTGATGACGGCGTAATAACCCCCAATGTTGGAAATGACGAGGTGCTTGCGCTTTTTGGAAGATGTACATTTCCATTACTTAAAACCAACACACTTGATGAGTGGGGCGCATACCAAGAGTGGGGATACGAAGATATAGCAAAACTCACAAGAACCTGCTCAACTTCTTTTAAAGATGCTTGTGGCATTTGCAACAACTGTGAAATTAAATGGCGATATGGTGATACCTTCAAATTTTTGTTCAGCGAAACGGCGCAAAAGCGACATAAAGTGAAGCAGTTTTTAGAAAGAAAGAATACTGATGCTGTTCCATGGTCAGAGTGGTTTATAGATTACATCTTCAATGGCATGCCGATTATTAAAGAAAACGGCATTACTCAGGCGTCGAAAACTATTAAAGCGATGGAATATTTTGATAAATTACTTGCGTCTGATGATTTAAATAGTGTAGAAACGCCAACGATATAAGAAAGGGGCAGTATGTTACCATTTATTGACAGGAATGTGGTTGACCCTAAAACAACTAGATACAGGAGAAATCACAATACAGCAGTGAAAGAAACAGAAGAAAGGTTAAATGAATTGTATGGTGGCTATCGGACTATTCTGTGTAATTCAGGCATGGAAGCGATAAATACCACCTTCGACCTTATAAAGCCTAATACGGTTATTGTTGATGACGAAACATATTTTGAAACAAGAAATTACTTGCTCTATCGTGGTCAATGTGATGTTATTCAGATAGAAGATTTAAATAATCTTGACGCGCTAGAGAAGGCAATCAAAGGAGCAAGAACGCCGTTTATTGTTTGCGGAGATACCCCTTCAACTTTTGGGAATTGGAAAAATGTGAGAGGTATAAGTGAGCTTACTCACCGATATGGCGGGTATGTAATGATGGACAACTCTATTGCATCTATCTATTATTGCAATCCCTTAAAAGACGGCGCAGATATATGCGTGGAATCATACACAAAATACGTAATCGGGTACGGCGATGGATTTGCGGGTGGCATCGCATTAAATCGTTCTATGGAATGGCTAGAGCATATGAAAATGCCTAACCCTGCGCCTAGAACATCGCCAGTGAATGATACACTTGCACGCCGAGGGAATCATGTAACACCTGAAACCGCGTATCTCGTGGCAAGGGGGGTGGAAACTCTGAAAGTCAGAATGGACACTCACACGAAGTCGGCGCGCCTTATCTATCAAACTATGAAGAATTGCGGAGTAGACGCTCAGTATAGTGGGTGCGGTGGACTTATAACATTGCCGAAGAAAACAGAAGATTTTTGCAAGAAACTCGCAAAGTTTGTAACTGTCGGAACTTTCGGATGCACTTATTCTAATGCGGATTTTTTCAGAAATGATTCATTCTATCGAGCGGGATTTTGTGCAAGGCTTTCCATCGGGTTGGAGAACCCGGACGAACTAATCAAAGATATAGAGAATGCTTTAGGCGTTGAATTAACGAAAGAATACGAGAGGCTAAAATGCAAGCAATTATAGCGGCAATATTGGCAATAGGCATTGGTTGTTTTGGAGAGATTGAATGTTTGCAATACCCATTGAAGGAACTTGGGCAAATATTTATCAATCTTCTTAAGATGGTTATTGTGCCAATCGCCTTTGTCTCCATCGTGGGCGCAATCATAAAACTTGGAGGAGACATTAAAGGAATCACGGCAAGGGCATTTTGCTTTGCAACGTTCATGAGCGTTATTGGCGTTATCATCGGTCTTGCAATTATGTGCGTAATCGGTATTTCCCCGCTGGATGTTGGAGAATCTATCATAAAAGAGCCAAAATCGCCAACGGTACTTGAGTTTATAAATAATTGCATACCGAAGAACCCGATAGAATCCTTTGCAAAAGGGGATATGCTACAGGTCATTACTTGCTCGTTTTTCATTGGTATTGCGTCCCTGTTTCTGAAAGAAAAAAAATCCATCTTATCCGCAGTTGATATAATGCAAAAAATTTGCATGAAAATATCTGCACTTGTATTGAAGGTTGCTCCTATTGGTGTTTTTGCTTTACTGTATCCAGTTGTTGCAAAAGGGAATATACTTACTTCCTATTTATCCATGGTAGGTGCATTGATTATAGGAAGTGTTCTATTTACTCTCATTTGTTCCTATCCACTATTGAAATTTTGCGGTGTTGAATCTCCTCTTAAATTCCTTAGAATCATTATCAAGCAGGATGTTGTTGGCGCGATATCAGGCGGCGCATCTAATTACATGGCACCACGTATTGATTTATTGAAAAAGAACACAAATATTTCTCATGCAGTGATTGATTACCTTACCCCATTGCTTTCTGTATTGATGAGAGCGGGGTCTTGTATTTGCGTGGGTATCTATACTTATTTTGCAAGCTCCGTATACGGAGTTGAACTTACTCCCGATAGAATCATAGTGACGGTACTCATCGCGGTGATTGCTTTAATGGCGGCACCGGGAATCATCGGTGGCACATTGATGGATTGCGCTATCATATGGTCGGCAATCGGCGTCCCCATTGAGGCGATTGCATTACTTGCAGGGATTGACTATATCATGGATTTACTAAGAACCGTGCTTAATATTCAAGGCGGAGAAATAGTCACGGCGTGCGTGGATAAGTTAGAAACAGTTAAAAATAAATATTATTAAAATTTGATAATCAGAAGATTGACGAATCTCAAATTTAAAGTTGTGAAAATTTCTTAATATAGGGGGAGCTAATATGCTTACTGCTAGGGAATACCTTAAAAGAACTAACGACAACTTAAAAACATGTGAGTTGTATAATGTTATCTATGAATACTTAGATGGTTTGACTTTAGACACGAAAGACCCTAAAGCAAAGCGCATGTTGCTTAAACTCCATGAGTTAGACTACGGTCCTTACTTCGATACCGATATCGCTGTGGACGCGGTGTCTCATATGGAAAACGTGGATGGTACGACTGGGGCGCACTGGGAATTTGCAGAGGTGGAAGAAGAAGCTAAGAAGCGTCACATTGATAGACCAGCAGATTTGTACTATGCAATTAACATGTTGTATAGTGACCTCGCTAACGTTTTAGGCAAAGACCCTGAAAAGTATATCGCAGTGGCTAAGGCGCTCTACTGGGACGACCCCGATATGCCGGAAGGCAAACTGTTCAAGCAATACGTAGCCACCATATGAGCAACGAAAGTGAAGGCGATTATCATGAAACCTCTGCCACACTTGAATGATTTCCTGAACACACCCGATTTTTGGATGCTACTATTATGCGATGAGATTATGGGAGAAGATAGGTTCAGAGAGTTTTTAAAATCTATGAAGAATGAAGAGACTTCTTATATGTTAGAGAAGGGGAAAGCAGGTAACGAAAAACTATGGTAAACATTGCAATCTTTCGAAAATGGATTACAGAAAACATCAGTGCATTAGAAATTGAACTATCGAAATCCCCATTAAAAGTAAATAAATATCAAAAAATTTATTCAGGGAAATTGTTTGTGTACACTCGGTTAAATCACATTGATTATAAGTTGGAAGATATTGAAGAAATCGAAAGAACGGTACAACAAGACCAAATGACTTTCCCGAAGGAAAACAGAAGAGACAAATGGGTGTATTACGGTATTATAACCGCATGTGAAGATGCTAAAATCATGCTTAAAGTATTAAGTTAAACATTATTACGAGGTTACGTTACATGCAATTAAATGAAATATGGTCTATAATAGAAGAAAGAAATAAAGTGAATGTTTACGATGATTCAAACATGAAACTTCTTTATCATGGCGAGCCAGCTTATATCCCAGTTATTTATGGGGATTATTACATTACGTCGATATACGCCGAAGATACGAATGAATTAGGTGTTGAGGTCAGCACGGATGTTTAGCATTAGCATTATCCTTTTGATTATATTTGCCGCGGGGCTGAACAATCTTTTCTTTACATGGATAGTAAAATGCGATGATGGCTTTTTCATATATTTATTGAAAACGACGTTTTGCCTGATTCTGTCGGTTGGTAGTATACTTGCGGGTATAGCCATTATAAGTAATATATTAGCTTATATTATTAAGCTGGTTTAGTTGTAGGTGGACGAATGGTAAAGCATGACATTTTGAGTAAAGCGTTAGGATGGATAGATGCCGTTGAATCGGGCAAAAAAGGGTACTATGCAAATGATATTCAAACGGTCAGTGACGGCTATACATTTCAAATTATCCATGGTTCAAAAAGCATGAGGTTTTTGTATATGAAGAAGGAATTTCTGTCTATCTTCACGAGAATAAATATGATTGTTGTTGCACAACGCAGGTATTGTTTAATCAAGAATTAAGTGATGACAATCAAGAGAAAGTTTGGAATTTCGCCTTGAATCTTTATGACGGAATACTGTATAATCCCGGCGAAGAAATGGAATTGTCAGAAAAAATGATGTTATGGGGATTCTTTATCACGGTGTTATTAGGTTTTGTCGCGTGTATGTACGTTCTATGTAAGGGGGTAGGGTGAATGGCTCAAGGGTTGCAGGTGTTCGATGCAGAAGGAAGAACAACTATTGATATATCAGACAGATTGCAAAAAATATTGGGAATTATCAGTATTAACCAAGCAACAGGGACAATCGAAAACGATGAATTACGGAATGGTTCTTTGTGGTATTTTTTTATATCGGCTGATGATATAAATTTTGGGAAAAGTTCCGAAGCACTAAGTTATCCAACAGTAACAAAAGAAGGAAATTTACTGAAATGGAATTTTAATAATAAGGTTTTAAATTGTAAATTGATATATGGGATATACTAATGGCTGGCATACAAGTTTACAATAGCAATAATACGCTTCTTTTAAATGAAAGTTATATAAATCTAGTGCTAAGCAGAAAAATTCAAATATCATCGGTTGGAGAATTGGACATAGTATTTACGGGTGAAGAATGCATTGGCGCAATAGGAGGTGATAATGGAACAATAGATGCGTATTGTGAAAATTCAGAAACCAAATGTCATATTATAGTTAATAGTCTACCGAGCGGCGGGCTAATAGCATATATTTTTTCTAAAGATTCAACGCCAACGAAAAATGGTGTTGGATTACAAATATATAATAAAAACAATAAACTTGTTTATGATAGTTCGAGATATTATGGGAAAGTAATTAAAACGCTTGCTGATTCAAATAGGGATGTTAGCTCGACAAAGAAAGTGGCAATAGCTTGCGGACTTCCTTCACTTACATATCACACAAATGCTTACCAATTTGAGATAGATTCTACCACAACAATAACGGTAGCGCACACTGATAAGTACCCGGCTGAATATGAATATTTGGGTTTACCAACGACATGGATATATGGTTCATATACTGTTGTAAAAAGCTATATTAACTATATGATAAATAATGGTGTAATAACAAAAAAAGTAAGGAAATCAGATGTGGTAGATGGTGGTATAGACCATATCGGAATGAGATACGGAACTGTGATGGACAAATATGGCAAATGGCACACAATGGATGGATTTGATGCCATTGGGAGTTTTCAAGAAACTTGGTATTATAATAGAAGCGGAAACTATTATGAAACAACTTTAGATATAACCACTTTTATTGTTTTCGACGTCACAAATATGTAAAGCGGATGTTTAAGCAATAATGGACGGACTGTTAAGTATTATTCTTTTTTGATATAAGGTGGAAGATATCGGAAGCACCATTAAAAAGGATGAATTTCAATGAAGAAATTAAATGAAGCGAAAGGTTGATGATTATGCAAGGATTGCAAATATTTGACAATATGGGGGGGTATATCCTATATGATGGCAATGGGATGAATTATTTCGATAAGAATGGGGTTCAATACGCTCAAATTCGTAGAACAATTATAGGGACTGCACCGCATGGAAAGCATGTAAGTTTCAAAAGCCCGTGGGATAAACCGCCTATGGTTTTATGCTCACCAACCAACACTCAAATAGCACAAAATACTTATGATAAGGCTAATATAAAATTGGTGTGTAAGGCGGTTAATGTATCAGAAAGTGGTTTTGATGTGCAATGTTTTACAACGCTCATGAGTGGTGAATCTTCAACAGGAAATCAGACGATAGGAGCGACTGATAAAGGGAACACGGTTTCAATAAACATTGATAGTAAAGCCACCAGTATATCAATACCAATTACAGTAAATTATACTGCATCAAAAAGCACTGGCGTTTTTGTGGGGTATTCAAAAAATAATTATGGGCAATGGGTGAAAGATGGGTCTACAACCAATCATCCAGTTTATTTTTACAATGTTTCCGTTAGGGTCGTGCTAAGTGTAAATGGCACTGAAAAAACGCGATGGACTTCAAACTCAATAAGTTCGCAAAGAGGCACTGTATCTTCAACTGGCTCAACAACATTAAACGCGACGTTTAGCGCCGGAAGCAAAGTAACGATAACGGCTTATTTGAACTGGAGGAGAAGCCCAAATCCAAGCACAGGAAGCGACTATTCAAAGTGGGAATACCAAAGCGGGGCAACATTCCCGAGTGGCTCAGCAACATTTTCTTCCACTTATTCTGCACATAACGAAACCGTGATTAGCACAGGCGACGTGTTCTTTTTAGCGATTGATTCAAATTCCAACGAATATACAGTAACATGATATAAGCGTGCATGTACAATTATTCAATTTATATCTTCCTAAAACTTTGTAGTAAATTGTACTTGCATAGCTTGATATGGTTCTATAAAATATAGAAAAGAGGCGATATTTAATAAATGAACGGGATTAAAGAAAGAACACTAGCGATTATTCGCTTTGATGGATTAGACGCTATGTGTCGGCTGGAATATGTTGGCGAGAATCTTTCATGGGTTAATGCCGTAACTGGGAATGTATTTTGCGAAGATGGCGAGGGCGTTATCATCAGATTTTTAGATGAGATGGAACGTAGCTCCGACTGGAAAGAACGTCTTTACGCAGAATACTGGCAAACGAAAATACGCTTAAAGAAACTGAAACCATATATAAATAAGCGCATTGATGGGCTTTCAACGGAGAAAGAACCTATTGAGATTCTTCTGATGCAGGAAAATTACATGCAAGGCTATCTTAGATGCCTAGAAGCTAATGCAAGATATAATGGCATAGATTTAGGAGAAAATGGCAATGAGGGCAAACAGGAAGCGGGTCAAGGAATAGCTTAGACAGATGGATAAAGAGGATTACCAAAGGTTACTCGACACCGCTTTATTTACACCCGATGAAAAGGAATATATACACATGCATTGTATCGAAGGAATGACATTTCAGCAGATATACATAGACAAAGGAATGTCAAAGAGCAACATGTGCCGCATTGCCGAGCGGATAGCAAGCAAGATTGAAAAGGCAATCGAAAAGATGGAAAAATAAAATTCAAAAAAGTATTGACAAAACACCAAAATTCATTATAATAGTATATGTAAGGTACGAAAACCTTACAGGTGGTTACGACCTGAATGTGACTGGTGAGGGTGGGAAACTTAAATCTGTTCAATAAACCACTGTCCATGCCGAACGGCTAAAGGCAATCCATGAACAAATTCAAACCATGTGTCACATGGTGGGTAAAATGCTTGCAAAACAGGCTTAGGCAAGAACTGACGGGGTGCGCCCGCGGTCAGTTGCTGGCGGGCGGCATCCATATTATGCCCGCAAAAATCACACGAGTTATAAATGTGCCTATGTATTCGATACACACGGGGTGTAATTGCATAGCATAGAGCAACGCTTGAACCGTGTGATAAATACCGCATTATATTCGGGGTTATTTCTTCCTTTCATCGCCTCGAACATGTGCGGTATTTTTATTGCTATTTTTAGGAGATTACATAAGACCATGCAGGGCGCAATATGTGAGAGAATACATTTAGAGGTGATAGACATGTATCCGAATTTCACATACGGCTTAAACGGTCACGAAGTATCAAATATAGAAGAGGCAAGAGCGGCTCAAATCATACCAAACGGCATGATTTACTATTTCCCATCCATGGCAGAAGGAAGGATATACGCCAAAACAACCGACATGAATGGCGGGCTTATATTCAATGTATACGAGCTTAGGGAACAAAAGAAGCCAGTCACGACAGAACAGTTGGAAAAGAAAATAGACCGACTGGAGAAGATGGTAGAAGAAATGAAGAAAGGTGATGATTTCGATGTTTCAACCGTCAAATGATTTAATGTCATTCATTCAGTATATGGCAGGATTTAACCCTATCATGAAAAACTCACTGGAAGCAGTAAAGGGGAAGAATGAAGAGCAGTTGAAAGAAACTGTTAGGAAACTCGCTAGAAGCAGAGGAATGGATGACAATCAATTAAACCAATTCTTACAGGGCTATGGATTGCACCTGTAATTTTATAAAGAGAGGAGTATATCATGGAAGAAGGAATGAATAACTGGGGATGTGGCGGCGTACTCATGTGGGTACTTGTCATTTTTGCCTTAATGGGCGGCGGCGGATTCGGCGGTTTTGGAAACCGAGCCGGGCTTACGCAGGCTGAAATGCAACAGGGCTTCAACCATCAAGACACGCAAGGACAGTTAAGAGGCATCTCGTATGGGCTTGCAGATTCTGCTTATTCGCTGAATAATGCCATTATGCAGGGGCAGAATAACCTTGAAAAAACCGTTATGCAGGGAAACAACGGTTTAGGCATGGCTATTATGGGCGGAAATAACGGCTTAGAGAAGAATATTATGCAAACTGGATATGGAATTAGCCAGCAGTTAAACAATAACAGATTTGAACAGCAAAATTGTTGCTGTGAACAAAAACAACTGATACTCCAAAGCATGGCGAACAATGACAAAAATACCTGTGAGCTTAAAACTGCGATTCATGCCGAGGGAGAAGCGACCAGAGCAATGATAGCTAATAATCAGATTCAAGACCTTCGAGAAAAGATTGCGGATAAAGATAGAGAATTACAGACCGCTAATTTCAACCTTTCACAAGTTGCACAATCTGCGGCTATTGTGGGTAAGATTTCCCCTAGACCTGTACCAGCTTATATGACAGCAAGCCCCTATCAGTCACTCTATGGATGCGGCGGGGTTATGGTATGAAAACAACAGCAGTTGCGGTAAGCGGTACTAATTTGGTGCTTACCATACCGCAAGAGGCGTATGCGAACAACAAATGCTTTTGGCTGAATGTTGCTCAAGCAATACCAACAACGATAACGCAATACATGCCAGTAGTCGTACAGATAGGGACAGGCGAAACACTGTACCCTGTGAGAACACGTTGCGGACATAACGTCTATGCAAACCAGTTGAAAACAGGGCGGTTTTACCTGATGATTACGGCGGCGGATTCGGGAACTTTTATCCTTCATGGATGGCTGAATACCTGCAACGTTGGAAATGTAAATAGCTTGCCTTAATAATAACAGGGCGGTGGGACTACACAAATAGTCTGCCGTCCTTTTATTGTACTTTTTTATAGCTAACAATATGTTAGTTTATAGGGAAGGGGGTACTATGGAAAATATAATTATTGGAATTACAACGCAGGGCGTATATGCTATTTTAGCGTTCACTATCGGGTATTTATGGAACAAGTCTAAAGGACTATCCGAAAAGGTAAAAAGTAGCGACCGAGGAATGAGAGTGTTACTTAAAATACAGTTAAAAACCATTCATCAGCAGGCGGTTGAGAGAGGAAGCGTTACATACGAAGAGGAAGATTTAGCCGAGGAAATCTATAGGGCATACCATGGATTAGGCGGAAATGGTCAAGGCACTGCTATTATGCAGAGTATAAGAAAGATGAAGGTGATGACAAATGACGCTGAAAACAATAAAGCAGAAAATTAAAAAAGCCAAAATGTCAATGATGGTTATATACCTGTACTGCACTGGACTTATAACCCTGTTTGTTATGTTCATAGGCTCTTGGCTGGCGAATACCGCGGGATACAATACAAATACTCAGATGCTTATTAACTTTTGGAACTCATACACGACTGCCGCGGTCATAGGTGCTATTGGGTTTGTTTCTATATTTTCAGTAGATAAAATGAGGAACGGCGAAAGTGATATAGCCGAGAAGAAATCTATTGAAGGCGATGCAACAATAAAGACGATGAGTACAAATGTTCAAAATGCATTAAATAAGATAGGGAGATAGCATGCTTGGAATCGACGTAAGCGAAAACAACGGATACATTGATTGGGAATCGGTGAAAAAAGCGGGGTATGAGTTTGCGATAATTAGATTAGGGTGGGGACGTTCTCATATCGACGAATCATTCTATGATAATATCAACGGTGCTATCGACGCAGGATTAAAGGTCGGCGTATATTATTATTCCTACGCTTTATCAGAAGATATGGCTAGAAATGAAGCAGAGTTTTGTGCAGATTTATTAGAAGATTGCGGATTGACAAATGACATGCTTGAAATGGGCGTGTGGTTTGATATGGAAGATGCTGACGGATACAAAGATAGAAATGGATTTACAGACGGGCAGGAATTAACAAATTGCGTCAATGTATTTGTCAATTATATGGCAGAAAAAGGGTACAGGTGCGGACTGTATGCTAACTACGACTGGCTAACGAACGTATTACTCATGGAACAAGTAGATTGCGACGTATGGTGCGCGCAATACAATTATGAATGCGATTACCCGAACGCCGCAATTTGGCAGTATAGCGATTGCGAGAAAATAAACGGGCAATCGTTTGATGCTGACGAAACAATAGATTTTGAATAATTATTTATTTTCTTTGATAGAAAAGCGTGATTACATGAATGAAAATTCAAAAATTCGCATAGAGGTAACAAATGATAGAAAAAAAGAAATTATTACTATCCTTATTGTTTTCATCCTTGCTTTTTTGTGGATATGGTACGGCGTCGGCGTATCAGATAACGGAAGAGGAGCTGAATCAGTTAGAAACGAACTTGAATCAGCTGGAGAAGAACAACGAAGTCAAGCAGAATCTCTTGACAGAGCAGAAGAAGCAAATAGAAACGCTCAACAGTCAGTTAGAGAAAGCAGACAATCAACTGGAAGAATCGAAGAAAGAAACACAGAAATCAAAAACATTGAACGAAGTGACGCAGAAATCATTAGACAAAGCCAACAAATACTTGAAGGAATACGAGCAAGAGGTTAATCACAAAATGGAAGTGAAAGACCGCCAATTAAGAGTGTGGAAAGGCATTTCCATTGTACTGACAGGAATTGGCATAAAGAAAGCGATAAAATAACGTAAAAAAACGCCCATTTTCATGGTAAAAACCTCGATAAAATGGGCGTTTGACTGTATTTGTCTATTGAGACGTGGTATAATAAGAAAGGTGGTAAAACCACCAAATTTTACAGAAAGGAGAAAAAATGTGTTCAAACTGAATAGGATTACCGCCATCATCATCCTAATTTTACTGATGCAGGTGATGATAGCGGTAAAGGTTCGCCTAATTGAATGGTTAGTGTCCATTCTTTAAGCGATAGGGGGCGTTGATAGGTTCAACGCCTTCCCCTATCAGTTTATCACACGTAAGGAGCAATGGCAATGAAAAAGATAACGACAGCACTTGCAGTGTGCGCCGCCGCACTGTCTGCGCTAAATCTAGCATGCTTAATCTGCAAATAAAATTCGTATTGACAAGAAGATTGTATGGTGGTATTCTTTATACATCCGATAACAAGTCTTTAAGAAAGGAATGATGATTATGACTAGAGAAGAACTTTGGGACGCATTCACTGATTTGGACGAGGACAAAATGGCAGACGTTGCCATGAACGCAACCAACGTGAGAGTGTTCAAAAAAGAAGATTTTGATGATGAAATGTGTCGGGCGAATATGTCACCGACGGACATTGCGGAAATGATTGAAATCAGCCTTGATGATTTTTCGATTTTTTGTGGAAACGAATGGATTGTATTCGACGTGGACGCACAGACAATCAAATCTGATTTTGATTTATTATATATGTTATCCGATTACGAGGATGAAATCACTGACGCATTGGAAGAGGATGAATCCTTACTTGAATGATATTAAACGCCTGTCATAACGATGGGCGTTTTTATTATGTACAAGGATAAAAAAGTATTGACGTTAAATCAATGTTGTGATAATATAATAGACACAAGGAACAAAAATATTGTTTAATGAAAGGAAGAAACAAAATGAAAATTTATCTGACCGATGCTAGAGAAATTAGAGATTTGGATACAGACGAAGATTTTATTTGCATGTGGGACAAAAGCGTTCATTATGACGCCGACATGGATGCGTATCCGATGACCAAAGACCAGTTTGAATGGTGGGAAGAATTGCTGGAAAGGAAAGCGCACTGCGAAGAAATGGAAGAGAAAATTAGCGATGAAGAAACGCGTAAATTCTTGCTTGACCAGTGCGACGAACACGATTTAGGAATGCGGGTAATTCAATACGAAAGACTTTTAGAAGATGAACTTAAATAATATGATAAATAATCACCTGTCATAATGATAGGTGATTTTATTTTAGAAAAATATTTGACAATACGCTTATAATGATGTATTATATATACAGTAAAGCGATACCGATTAAAGAAAGGAAGAAAGCAAAAATGAGAATTTATCTGACAGATACTGATGAATACGATGAAATTTCAATTTTCAGCAGAAATGGAATTGAGGGGAACGCGGAAAAATTGGGTATCAGCTATAGTTACCTTAAAGGCGCATACACGATGAACAAAGACCAGCTCGAATGGTTGATGAAATTCAGCAAGCAAATTCAACACTGCGATGACATGATGGATAAATTGGGTGCGGAAACAGCGAATGAAATTTTTGATGATTGTGCATTTGAGTGTGCATATTATTATCTATTCATTGACCGCCTTGAAAAGGCACTCAAAAAAGAGTGCGCAAAGAGAAAATACATGCGTCGCGTATCCTATGCGGCTTGAGAGTGAGAGGTGAGGAATCACCTCTTTTCTTTTGTGCTAAATACGCTTGATTATAGGCGTTTCTTGTATGTTGGACGATAACTATATCAAAAGTAACCGAAAACGCCTATAAGCGAAAAATAGGGCGGTTTACGGCGGTTTTAACTTATATTGCAAGTTGCAAGGCAACAGAACTAAGCAAAAGTAAAAGATTGTAGTTTATTGTAGCTGATTTTGGCGTAAAATATCGGCAGGTGATAAAAATGGCAAGGAAATTTTTCAAGAAAATGCAGAATATGGAAAACGGTGTTTTCGCAGGCGTGGGAAAATACAACATTCCTACGTTGCAAGGAACTAAGCTGGAAGAATTTAATTCAAATACGCATTGGATTGATTTTCATCAAACTACGAAGGCGCGCCAAAACAGAAAAGCATACTCGGTACATTTTTTTGTGGATGATTATCAATTTGAGCGGTGTTGGTCGGCTTTAAGCACTTACACGAAACTGCTTGAGCAATTCAATTATGTATGCACGCCTGACTTCTCACTGTACATCGACATGCCAAAAGCTATTCAAATATATAATCATTACAGGAAGCACTACCTCGGGGCATACTGGCAGAGCAAGGGAATAAAGGTATTACCGACTATTGCATGGTCAGATAAATCGTCATATGATTTCTGCTTTGACGGCGAGCCTAAAAACTCCGTTGTAGTTACATCGACAGTCGGTATTCTTTCTAGTGATACATCTAAAAGGCTTTTCCTCGATGGCTACCGTGAGATGAAAGAACGGCTTAATCCGTCTTTGGTTATCTGCTATGGTCGTATCCCGGATGGGCTGTTAGGTGATGACAGGGTTATAAATATCCCTGCTTTTTACGAGCAGACTGCGAAACGCTGTAAAATGCACGATGCAGTCAAGAAAGCGTTTAAATCATGAAAGGTGGTAACAATTATGGGTGGTAGAGGTGCAAGTTTTTCCGCGGTAAAAGCAAGCGGCGGCGGTATTGCCAATTTTAACAAATCTGCATATGGAAGGCGAAACGGGATTGCTCCGAATAGAGGTTCAAACAATACTAGATTAGTGAGAGCGGTAAACCGTAACCTTCGCGCGAGTGCGATTAGAGCTAGATAACTATTCCGAAGTCCAACTTGATTGTTGGACTTTTTTATTGAAGAAAAAGAAAAGTTTTACTTGATTTCGTATATACAATATGATAGAATATATACATCAAGGATTTCTGATTGGCATTTTTAAATTTCCTTGGCTAAATGCGGGTACGCCCGCATTATGTGGATGACGCCAAATGGCTACAGGCGGCGAAAGCTAGAGCGGGTTCGATTCCCAGCCATCCGCAAGTAAGTAAAATAACGGTAAGCGCCGTTTTTTGAAAAACTTTTTTGGGACGTGACAGAGGTCACGGTCTATGCCTATAATGTCGAGCGCACGACAGACAACAGGCTAGGACGCTTATCCGCCAGCGATTAAGACGGGTCGGCATTTAGCTATTCGGATGCCGAGTAAATGCGGAATAGCAAAAGCCATATGGCTAGACGTCAAACTCTTTTGCGGTTAGAGGATAAACAACCGCTTTGGGTGGGTATCCAAGTGGTTAAAGGATGCAGACTGTAAATCTGTTACCGCAAGGTTTCGCTGGTTCAAATCCAGCCCCGCTCACCATGCCGACTGTCATCGGCGGGGTGAAAATCCCGTGGTCGGCTTTCCTCTCATCATAGCGGGCGAAAGCCCGCATAGGGGGTTAGCATAGTGGATAGTGCAACGGACTTTGACTCCGTTTATGGTGGTTCGATTCCACTACCCCCTGCCAATTTGGGGATATAGCTTAAATGGTAAAGCAAGTGGCTCATAACCGCTTCGATGTGGGTTCAAGTCCCGCTGTCCCCACCATTTACTTGACTTCACGGAAATGGTTTACAATCTCTCTAGGTGCGAGATTAAATGACACCCACCAAGGACCTGCCGGACTGTATACAGAATGACAGGCGTATTCCCGACACGAAAGAGGGACGGTTCTTGCATACGGGTATTGTCTGCTAACAGGTGTGAATACATCCGGACAATGGGAAGGCAAGCGGATTCTTAGGATTGCTTGACGATATTGAAAGCAGTCTAGGCGGGAAACCGCCGCATGCGGAAGTATTGAAGCGAAAGTTTTGGTGCTTCCTGCCCATGCTAGAGTGGTGGAATTGGCATACACGGCGGACTTAAAATCCGCTACCTTTAATGGTATGTGGGTTCAAATCCCACCTTTAGCACCACGGGGTTAGTCTTTCCCCTGTGCGAAAAAAAGTCATGTTCTTCACCCGTGAACGGGAACCGGGGCGCAAACGCTAAAAATTCCTGCGAGAGTGGAAATAATACACGCACCTCATTTCATGTACATATATATAGCGCAACCTTGCGTGTTACCGCCGCTTTACGCGCGAAAAGTAAAGCAACGCTGGCAATCAGCGGTAAAAGGATTGCTGTGATTAAAAACTGTTTCCTCACGTAATGGAAAGTCACCGCCATATCGCACTATTGGCGGGCATATGTGGGAAAGATAGGGGAAATACCTGTTTATCCCTTTTCGCGAAATGAACCGTCTAGGTTGGTGAATGCCAGTAAGCTCTTGAAAAAGCGAGAAATCCTTTGTCGGTCCACGGGACGCCACCCCGAAACAAATGGCAGGTGGTTACTACTTATAGTAACAGTGATTAAAAATTGTTTCCCACTAGAGCGGAAAGTCACCGTGTGTTTGCGGACATGCGGGCATTGCGGAAGTGTACCCAAGCGGTTAAGGGGACGGTCTTGAAAACCGATAGCCGAGAAATCGGGCGTGGGTTCAAATCCTACCACTTCCGCCATATGGATACATGACCGAGCAGTCGAAGGTACTTGCCTGCTAAGCAAGAAGCGGATTTCCATTCGCTCGTAGGTGCAAATCCTACTGTATCCGCCAAAAGGCTAGTTTTGTTTCCGTTTTTCTAGCCTTTACTCCTTTGCGGGTAAGTCTTTTATCGCATTTTAGGCTTACCCTTATATGGTCGAGTAGTTCAATGGTTAGAACGGACGCCTAGGAGTTTAATGATAGTTCAATTCTATCCTCGACCACCAGTGGTTATTGAGAGACTGCCATCAATCAAGACCGCATTACAACTTAACGGCGCAGAAATGCGCTAAACAATTCCCCCGTGCATTTTCCACGGGGTTTTATGATTGTATTGACGAAACATCGGATAAATTATACAATTATAGTAAAGAAAGGAGTGATACGTTTGAAGGAAGAAATCAGAAAGCAAAGGTCGGTGCGAGCGACAGACGAAGAATGGGAAATCTTTAAAAGACTGTCAAAGATGATAAAAAGGGGCGGGATAGACCGCGTTGAAGATGCGTTATCTTCTTTAGGAGATTTAAGACCTAAAGACAAAGAAATGGTTGAAGATAATGAGGATTCTTCTGAATTAGATAACGTCTATACCATTTCAGAAGCGTCCGACTTATGGGAAATCCCGCACATGACGCTTAAATCTGCTTGTGCAGGGCAAAGAGGATGCCCGCCGCGATTTAAACCGTGGGAAATGCGAAAATCAGGTCGTGTCTATTTGGTGACTAAAGCGGGCATGGAACGCTTATATGGAAAGAAATTAAAGTAAAGGGGTTAGAATATTCTAACCTCTTTTATAATGCAAAGAAATTAAAGAAAAGTACAAAATAGCATTGACAATAAATCCATAACGGTGTATCATAGTATACAGATAAGGGCGAGAGAAAAGCCTAGTTGATGAAAGGAAGGAACAGAAAATGACTAAACTTGAAATTATCCGAAACAAGGCGCATTTGAGTATTGCTTTTAAAAATACTTACCAAAGACTTGCGAGCATTGCGATTGAAAAACATAATTGGAAGATGATGGACGAATATAGAAATTGGGCTTTAGTATATGACTTTGAATCAAGTGCATATAATGAATGTCTTAAAACCCTCGGCGAAATTCCGGAAGAAACGGATGAAATTTCAGAAACCGTTTTTAATCGAGAAATGGAACGTTTTTAATTAAGAAATTCCCGCGATAGGTTCAAGGGGAAAGGATAAGAATATGACCAAAGAACAGATTGCGGTCGTAAGAGGTGTAATGATTGCAAGCAAAAAGTGTGCCAACACTTATATGAAAGCGATTGACACGTTGAAAGATGAAAAAAGACCTGTTCCGTCAGACTGGAACGCCGCGTGGAATTTGTGCTTTGGGGCAGCCATGGCTTATGAGGGCGTCCTCAATTTAGTTGGTGAAACGCAGTCGGGACTTTGGGAAATTTACGGAATCAACGAAGAATTGTATCAGATGTTGATTAAAAGGAAGTAACAGACAATGACAAAGGAAGAGATTAAAGAAAAGATTGAAGAAAGAATCCGCCAGCTTGAAGCTGAAAAAAATGAATACATCGAAGATTACAAAGGCGGGGAACTTCCCACTGATTTTTGTTCAGAGGGAATCCATGAATGCGTAAACGGCATTTGCGAGCTTGAAGAAATCCTGAAATTGTTTTAAACAAATATTAAGAAATCCCCATGATAGGTTCATGGGGTGGGAGGAAAAGAGGAATGATTGAGAAAGAATATGTAAGAGCAGTTAGAGAACTTAAAGCGCGTAAATCGGCGGTTATTTACGCGGGTAAGGTTGGCGCATGCCAGCCAATTAGATACTCACTTATGCGCAGTATGGTAAAGACCGCGCACTATGTTGAGGAAATGAAAGAATATTTCATTACTCATTTACTTCCAATTCCCGATACAACGATGGTGAAACGGGATGAGGCACTTTTCATGAAAGAGGTGAAATATATTGAAGGATACTGAAATTTATAAGCGGTGGAAAAGCGTTTATCGCGAAATGATTACATGGGACGCTATAGTGAAGTATCAGGCGGGGAAACCAATTAGCGAGATTACAAGAGCAGGGAATGCACTTAAACTTGCATATCTCAAAGGAATGGAATTTGCATTAGGCGAGATTTTGGGCTATCCCAGTACGCGCGGTATTGGGATGAATGAAGAGACGTATAAACGCGAAATAGCACAGATAGAGGACGAACTAAAATGATTATTCACATGGACGATAGCATTATTTTTGAAGTCAATGAAATCCGCTATCAGAATGGACGGATTTTTATCATCTATGGTGGAAACAACTTTAAGACTATAGGGGATAAGCTGGACGAAGCAAAAACAAAATCATGTATTAGGGATATTTACAATGCAGTATGTGATGGATATGACAAGGTGGAACTCACAAGAGACGTATTAGAAAGGCTTAGAGAGGGCTAAATGATACAGTACAATGGAAAGACCGCTGAAACAGTTGAAGAGGCACTAGATGTTTTCGGAGATGATACGACGGTGTACATTGGTGCAAACTTTGACCCATGGATAGCAGAGGCAGAACACCATGACAGAATCCGCAAGGTTAAAGAAATCATGCGTATGCCAATTTACGGATATAAGATTTTAGATGACCGCAATATAGATTTATACTTGTAATGATTTTTGTGTGGAGGAATAAGAAATGAGAATTTGTTGGCGCATTAAAAGAGACAAGAAAACAGCGGCAGACCTTAAACCTGCATCCATTATTGAAATGCTTATTAGCGGGATAACTACTAAAATTCTTGTAACTGACCAGGATTTGGCAGATATTATTACCATTGCATTTTATGGAGGACTTAACTGGTGTGAGCGTGCTTATCCCAAAGACGGACACTGGATGGGAAATCCCGGAAATCACATACTCAATGGTGGCGTAATTATCTTATGTGATATTGACGGTGAAGAGCGTTATGAACTAAATAAGCTCAAGCTCCTCAGAGGGATTACCGGCTTAATTGAGGGAGACAACTGGGATCTCTCTCAATTAGGGTTCGAGAATGAGGACGCCTATTATGTTGATGCAGATAATACGCAATGCATTTTGAGAGCAGGTCACCGTCTCGAAACTGGAGATATTGATGCTGATATTGCTGATTTAATTGTGCAGTATGGAATTTTTGGAAAGCAGGTGTTTGCATAATGTATTTTAGCCAGCTTATTAACATATTGGACGATACGACGTGGATTCAAATTCAGGATGTAAAATCTTCCACCAATCAAATACGTCTTTGTGACTTGTCATTTGGCGAATTTAGGAGATTGCACGATAGAAAAGTAAAAAGAACATTCCAATATTTAACGGAAGATATGAGGTGTGTATTGAAAATTATCTTGGAAGGGGAAAACAATGATTAAATCTGAACGCTACCCAACAATGAACCGCACAAGAAGAAAATTATGGAAGGCGGGTTGCTTTTATCGGTACATGATGCCATTACCTAGAAGTGATAGATTTATTATGAAAATGCGGGCAGAAAGGTTGAGCAAAAAGAGGTGATGAAATGATAAAATTTGAATGGATGATGAGTTATGCAATTTGCGATGGTATGTTTGACAATGCCTTTTTAGCGTTTGAAGATGCGAAAAGGGTTAAAGAAAACAGTGAAACAATCGTAATCGTTGCAACAAAGCCAGCCGCATTTCTTGATGTAAGCCCTAAGTATATCTACGGATTGGACATTCCGGAATCATTGAACAGAAGATTGAAGAGAATTATTGTTACTACTATCAAGGTTTTCGCGGAAGAAAATGGAATCAACCTAGGAGAGCAATGTTTAGGAAGTGCCGTGTACAACAGAAATGGCGATAGGATAGCATGTGAAAAAAGTTTGGAATATCTTTTTCCTAAATCCATGAAACTAGAAAGAGAATGGAGAAATAAAATTAGAGCAGTGCTGGAAGGCGGAAACGAATGATTGGCTATTCGTTCGCGGCTAGGAAAATCATTGTTGCGTATTGTGGAGGCGAAAAATGACAGTTAAAGAAATTGTTTCCTTGATGATAGACGGGCAAAATTTCAAGGTTGAGGATAGGCATGGAAAAATACTGTATGACGGGATAAAGGAATACGGAAGAGAAACCAGCATTAACGGTTTAGGAAATAAGGAAGCACGAAATATCGGTAGTTCATCTTATCTTGATTTTGATGACTTTGATTTTGATGACCCGTACCAAGTAGACGATATTGCGTCGATTGATGAGATTTATATAATCGTTTGACATGATAGATTTGATATAGTAGTATTTAGTAAGGGGCTAATTTCCTTTCATCAACTTTATCGGTTTGCCCCTAGACCCGCGAAAGCGGGTTTTTTATTGCAAAAAGTCGTTTTTAGTGATATAATGAATAAAGTTAAAGTTCAACAAAACATACTACAGCGTTAGCTGTAAATTAAACAATACGCTTTAACTCCCAAATCATGTAATGGGATAGGAAGTCCAGCTTGAACAAAGGTAGCAAGGACAAGCCAAGCATGATGAGCGGTTCACAAACGAACCAAAGGCATGTATATCTTGTGCTAAAGGACATGTCATAGAAAAGCACCGGGCTGGATGAGCATCGGTGCTTTTTTATTGCTATATATGTATATAGACCGTGATAATAGACAGATGTATTTTACCGTACACTTTTTATATAACGTACATTCTTGCTAATTTGCCTCTTGCAAAACATAAAACAGTATGATATTATACTATCAGAGGGCGGGAAGAAAGCCCTGATTGATGAAAGGAAGTAACAGACCATGACCAAAGAACAGCTTAAGGAAAAAATTGAAAAGAGAATTGAATGGCTTGAAAGCCAAAAGGATGAAATTACCGTTGAATATTGTAAAGATGAAATCCCGTTTGATATGTATGATACTGGAATTATTGAGTGTAACGCCGTTATCTGCGAACTCAAAATGATTCTTGAAAGTATTTAATCAAGTATTGAAAATCCCCGTGATAGGTTCACGGGGGAAAGGACAAGAAAAATGCTTAGAAAATTTAATCCTAACCCGATGAAAAACAGATGCGGCGATTGCGTTATCAGAGCTTTAGTTGCCGCAAGCGGAAAAACATGGGACGAAATCTATAAAGAGCTTTGCGATATTGGATTTGAGCTAAAAGAAATGCCGAATAGCAAAGAAACATACGGGAAGTGGTTGTACAGGAATGGATTCAAAAGAGTTTCTTTCAAAGCAAAGAAAGGAACTAAAAGACCAAAGGTGTATGAAATGGCGCGGACGGGTGAAACAATCATCTGCGATGTCGCACATCATCTTGTGACCGTTCGTGATGGTGACGTATGGGACACATGGGATTCAAGCGAAAAAAGTTTGTATGCTTGGTGGGTGAAAGACGATGAATAAAGATATTGAACTGTTGGAAAAAACAAATCATGAATTGCTTAAATTGCTATACGAGCTTAGACAGTATGGGAATGGTGCAGAAACCGAAACTATCCATGCTAAAATCTGCGAGGTAAGGGACGAAACGTTCCGAATGATTGAAGAGTTGAAACGATAATCCAAAGGGCGGTCGATATGAACCGTCCTTTTATTTTGCCTTTACAAGCGTTCTAGGTTGTTTGGGATATAACTTTACCTGTCAGACCATAGAACGCTTGTAAAGCTAAAATAGGAACGTCTATGACGTTTTTGGCATTATAGGCATATTCGTATTGACAGAAAAGCGATAAGAATGTAAAATAAGATAAGACGTTAAAGTTAAATCTCAAGAAAGCGGGCGATAATATGAAGAAACTGCTGTTGGCTATAAGTTTGGCTTTGTCACCGATGGCGGCTAGTGCAGAGTGGATAATTTCAGAATGTTCTGCGTATACCCTATATGAGTGCGACGGCATAACTGCAAGCGGCGAGTATGCACACGAGGGCGGGGTTGCATGTAATTTTCTTCCGTTAGGGACAATCGTGACAATCGGCGGAAAAGACTATATCGTAAATGACCGTTGCGGGATTGATAACTGTATAGATATTTTTATGGATTCCCGCGAAAGAGCCATTGAATTTGGACGCCAGTATAAAGAGGTATACGTCAATAGATAGGAGCGCATATGGATGAAATATTGAAAGCTATCATGAAAGACCTAGTTAGACGCTATAACCCAGAGGAAATAAATACAACTGTTGAGGAAAAGGAAGAGTATTTCCCTACCTTGAAGGTACATGCGAAAATTTCAAACTATTTGTCAGTGGATTACATTGGGCGGCTGGTTGAAGGAAACATATACATATCTTTGACTGAACATTTAATGCAAGAATTTGGCACATTGCGAGGTGAATTATGGAAATCGGTAACGTTGTACAAATAAATGACTGCGGTGATGGGTTACTGCTAAAAAAGGTGAGCAGGGATGAATGGCTGGTACTCCTTGCAGAAAACTGTAAATATGCGATGACATATAAGGAATTGCCACGGTATTTCGTTATGATGGGAATGAAACGGGTAAAGCAAAGACATTTCCCATGCCCATATTCATCGTTTGCTTTATCGTATTTTGGGTTTTACAGGGATTTTAAAAGAAGATTCTTGGTTGTTCCCGAAATGTTTATGAAAAAGAAGAAAGGCGATGTGGGTAGCTTTTGGTGGAAACACGACGCGGGAGGACTTTGGCATGCTGGTTGGTGAGATAACTGATGATGAAAAGAAAAAGGCTGATGAAGAAATACGAGAACAGCAGAAACAAATTGATTATGATACGAAGGATTATACGATTGAGCTTTTAGTTCAGAAATTTGAGAAAAACGATTTTTTTATACCGGATTATCAAAGGGCGCTTATGTGGGGAAATGCCAATAAAAACCTTTTTCTTGAATCGGTATTACTGGGGTTGCCAATTTCACTCATGTTTTTTGCTGATTGCAAAGACGGGAAGCAGGAAATTATTTATGGCGCGCAGAGGATACAGGCATTAGTTGAGTTCACGAAGGGCAACTTGCAAATTCAGGGGTTGAAAAAATTAAAACATGTAAATGGGTTTAAATTTCATGATTTGTCAGAGATGCAACGGAGAAAATTTCTTAATAGGACATTGCGAATAGTCGTACTGGGTGAAAATACTCCTGTTTCGTCACGTCAGGAACTATTCTATAGAATTAACACGGCTTACGCATAAAAATGGGGGAGAATATGATTATTGAAGATTATAAAGTGAACGGTTTAGAAAGTGCATTGCGAGCTATAGGGTTCAGTTACGGCAAAGAATTAGAAGATGATGAGAAAAAACTTAAATTAGCGAAAGTTTTGGTGAAAAGAGGGTTAAATAGTGGTGAATCAAATTTCTTAACAGGTATCACCGTTGACTTAACCGTCAATGCAAGCATTAAGTGGTGGCAACAGGCGGAAAGGTATCACTGGTTTCAGATAGTGATGAGCCAAAGCGTGATGCATTCAGTCGCTACTGGTGATTGGGAATTTACGCCGGATACGCCGAAAGATGTTATTTCTCTATTCAATGAAAATGTTGATAAATATAGAAACAAAGAGATTTCGAAGGTTTCCTTGATTTATTCTGTTCCAGTCGGGTTGAAAGAAAAAGCGAGGGTAACAACGAATTACCTGCAACTGCTGACCATGTACCATCAAAGAAAGAATCATGCATTACCTGAATGGAAAGAATTTTGTCATATTGTTGAAGAAATGCCGATGATGAAGGAATTTTTATGATTACGTTACTTCTTACCGTTATTGCGATGTTTATTATAGCAAATATGATTATCGGAATCGGGTTGATTTGTATTTATCTTTTGTATATCGCAACAGTATATATTATAAGCAAAATTGGGGGAAGCACATGAGATACTATTTGGAAGATAATGGCGGCGGTCCATTCGACATTTGCTTTTGCCGCAATGACTGCCAAAACAAGACGTGTAAACGTAGCACTAATGGAAAACACTGGGAAAGATTGCAAGAATACTGGAAACATTACCCTTATTATCGAGTATCTGTAAGTGATTTCAGTGAAGATTGCAAGGAATACAAAGGAGCTAAGAAATGAATATTCAAATCGTTGATGAGTACAGCAAAAACGATAACCTGAACATTTTAAAAGAAGAGTGCGCGGAACTAATTACTGCGGCGTCTCATTTGCAGAGAGCGCGCGGCGATGGATACGAAACGCACAGAACAGAAGAAGAAAGCATGAAAGACCTGATGCAGGCGATGGCGGATTGCAAGAATGCCATATTATCCGTCCTTTACAGTGAAGCAATTCGTGTTAATAAACTCGATGAACTTATTGAAGAGGCTGACAAGAAGCAGATGGAACTTTTAGATGTTAAATTGCATAAAAAGCCGGAAAGACGTATGCAGTTAGGGTAAAAACACGCGATAACTGTATATAAAGTGAATATTTATGAAATATGAGCAAGCATGGGTAAAGAAAGGAAGAGAAAGAAAAGATGAAAACATGGGAAGCGCTGAAAGCGGCAGACGAAGGAAAAAAGATTAGGCAGAGTTTTTGGAGTGAAGGCGTGTACAGCTTCAAGAAGGATTCACGCCTTGGCGTTTGCAAGTCGATGCTTGCAATGCACTACCCTGGTGAAGATTACGACGAAGATTTTGGGGAGTTAGACTGGGACGAGCTTTTTGCGGATAACTGGGAAATTTACGAGGAAGAAGAAAATGAATGAACGAGCAAATCCTTCACAAAATGAAATATGGCGTCATTTCAAAGGTGGGGGATACAAAATCATTACTATAGCACAAGAGACCGAAACCGGGGAAAATCTTGTGATATATGAGGCACTTTATAAAGAACATAAGGTCTTTGCTAGACCATTAAGCATGTTTATGAGTGAAGTAGACCGTAAAAAATACCCAAATGTTAAACAAAAGTATAGATTTGAGAAAATAACCAATTAGCAGAGAAAAATGAAGGCGGTAAATGATGATATTGACGAATTACTTGATTGATGTTCTTTTCAAGCTAAGTGTTTTAGTCAGCGGTATAGCACTACTTACAGGCATGTCGGCGCTCTTCTCCGCGTTAGGAGAAAGTATCACGAGTGAGCCGAACAAGGTGAAGCTGGTCTTTTGCGTTTTTGTTGTATTCTTTTGCGTGGTCATATTCATAATAATGCCGGATGAAGAGATTATTCGCGAGTTTGTTGCGGGGTGATGGTATGAAAGAGAAGGATTTTCAGAAGTATCCAAAGTGGCTTAAAGACGAGGCACACAGAGAATATGTTTTACGTGCGATGGAAAGAATTTGGAATCACAAAGCACGAGTGGTCATCAATAATGAGCGACTGTTTATGATTGACTGGCAAGGCAAAAATAGCGTAACAGTGGACGAAATGCATTACATTTTGGATAAAGAACGAGGAGTATTTACATTGTACGGAGATTGGGGAGAAGCTGTTGCTTACTTTAGCCATCGTGTAGAAGTTGAAGATTTACTCTCTTGCCTGCGTATGTGTTCATGCAACTACTTCATACAAAAAATAGTAGCGGGCAATCCGTATGTCATCGATACCGAACTTGGAACGCAAGATATCGAGGAAGGAATGAAAGAAATAATAAAATCTTACGAGCAGGAAGGGGTGGACGCGGAAGAAGCATATGAAGATATGAGAACGATGATTGAACTGTACAAGGAGTTTGGCGATGAAGTGTACGGGACCAATTCGTTGTTTTTGGATTTATGGGACAAGTATTTTACAGAGCGTGATTATGAAATTGGGAAAAGAGTATCAAACAAAGTGTATTTATGGGTACTTGGGTTCTTCATGGCTTGCGAGGATGCAGGATTGAGAGGTTGAAGCATATGAAACTCAAAGAATTAGTGAACAAAATTGATAACGATATAGTTTTACGGATAGTTAGGGATGAGGACAATAAAACTGTATTCCGGAAAGAGCGCACTTATGACGTTATTCCAAAGGATTTGATGGACATGGAAGTTGGAAGAGTTTTCTCTCTTTTTAACAGACTGTTTATATACGTAAAAAGAAATTGTAGCTTTAGAGAACTGCTTGACCGTATCCATGGTTACGAATATATCGACGTGTACGTCGTCAACTGTGACGGCACAAAAGAAAAGGTATATTCTAACCGAGCTGTATTTGTCACCAATTATAAATATGACAATTATTGGGTAAAAAAGGTGAGCCTTCATGAGGTGGAATGGGGCGATAAAATCGAAATAGAGATAGAACCGTGCGAAGAGGAAGAGGAGAAGAGGAATGAAAGAGGAAATAAAATTCAGGCTAGGAGATAGTGTCTATTTTCCTTATCATGGGTATGGAACTATAATTGGACTTCACAATGATGGTCGTGAATATCCGATAGAAGTAAGATGGGAAGCAAGTCCTCATGGGCGGGAAGTAAATACATTTACCAAAGATGGTTTTTTAACACGTAATGGGGCAGAGGGGAATGTACCACCTGATTCAAAGTTGCGTGACCAGCTTACTGTAGTTGAAAAGCATCATTGAAGGGAGAGAAAGAAATGAAACTGGTCGATTTGCTTATGCCGTTAGATGCGATGACAAACATACTTGTTGAGTGGGATAATGCGGAACATGGCGGAATTGTTTGTGATACGGCGGCATATATTGCAATGGCGGGGGATAGCGCGCTCTCGAAAGATACCATGAGCGCAGAGGTGACCGGAATCCAAGTCTGTGTGAATAAAACGATTAACAGCGAATATGATTCTGCATGCGGTGTGTTGTACAACGAATGCGTTATCGGTCTGCATATAACAATATCAGATAACCCGCCATGGGGGCGCAAATGAAACTTTGGAAGATTGTACCGCTAGAAGAGATAGGGAAATACAGAGTGGGTGATAGGGTCTATTCACCCAATTTTGGTGAGGGCATTATCACTGGAATTGATGAAAGCAACACTTATGTCTACCCAATTAAGGTAGAGTGGACAGGTACAGTGCCACAATATCATCAAAGGCATGATTGCTTTACCCTTGATGGACTGTATACTGTAGCTACACCTGACCCAGAGTTTGATATTGTTCCACTTGAAGCCATTAAAGTATCAGAAAGAGGTGTGCGCATAAGAGAAGGGGAACAGGAATGATAGCAAAAATTTACGTTGCCTTAATGGACTGTTTAACCATAATTTTGCTGGCAATGGCAGCATTTTTAGCAGCATATGGTTTATATTTATTAGTTCTATTTAAGTGTACTTTCGATAGATAGCAATAGGAGACTAGAGATGAAACTTAAAGAGTTACTTGAAACGGTTCCAATGGATTATGAAATTGGTCTTGCAGATTTTAATAAATGTATTCGCACAATCTCATATGGAACTAAAGAGAATGCTATTTATGACTTTGCAGTAAAAGATAAGGTGACTTACGGACAGGTGGAAGATATGAAAGTCGTTGTAATTCATCCGGTGGCAGTTGCACATATTTCTGATGGTGTCGAGCTGTTCGGTGATGATGCGGCTGAACTTCATGTTAAGACACGGCTCCTTATTGAAATTAAGTAAAGATAGTATTGAAGTAACAAATGACAGAAGAGCAAAGTAAAATTATCTTTATGGGAGAAAATTGCGAAAGGAGTATATCATGGAATACAGTTTATTGTACGGGATTATGATGTGCATGCTGATTTTTATTGTTATTCTGTGGATTTATGTTAATGAAAACCGACTTGACATAGACAAATCAAAGCACGAAATAGAAACCTTGTACCTGTATATCAATGAAATGAAGCGTGATAACCATGACTAATGCGGTTATAGAAGAAGCAAAACGTGAATTGCATTTAAAAGGGTATCCAGTTGATGATGACGAAATCGCTTTAATTTATTGGGATGGTATAGAAGTCAATGAGCTTGTCAGCTTGTACAGAAGCATGCAAAAAAGAAAGGTAAATTTACAAGCCAAAAATGCATTGCGCCCTAAAAGAAAAGGAATAAGCAAACAAATGCGAAAAGAAGTATGGCTGATGTACGGCGGCAGATGTGCATACTGCGGGCGGCATATATCTATAGATGATATGGAAATAGACCATCGTTATCCGCTGTCTATGGGCGGTGAAGATAGCTTTAAGAACTATATGCCGTCGTGTCACGAATGTAACTGCTCTAAAGCATCTATGACTGTGGAAGGATTTAGAAATAAGCTACTGTCAATACAAACTGCGTTAAAGAAGAATCCGCTTTACCTGTTGGGATGCACATACGGACTTCTTACTAAAGAAAAGAATAACGTTGAGTTTTATTTTGAAAACCATTAGAGAAATGGCTGGCTGAAATATGCCAGTCTTTTTTTATTGCATAAAAAGAAAGTCCATCTATGAAAACGTATTGACACGAAACTAATAAGGTGGTATCATATAGTCATCCGATGAAGTTGAATTGAAAGGAAGTAACGACCATGAAACTGTTAGATGAAAGTGATATTGCGAACGCGAAAATCACGCTTACTGAAATAATCAAAAGCGATGTTGATTATCTTCCGACATATTTTACGCCGGAAGAAATCGCGGCGTTAAGCGATTTTGCAAATGGGTTTGATGTTGATTGCGACGCTATTGAAGGAATCATTGGCGAAATTGTTTACAATTTTAAAGAACTTATCGAAGAGGGATTTACACTCTTTGATATCAGAGACGGCAAGATTGTGAATCTTACCGATGAATATTATGAGCATGAAGAATCCAAAGAAAAAGAGGATGAATCATTTAACTATGAGGACTGGTTGGATGAGGTTGAACCTATTGACCATTGCGGATGGATGCCGACTAGAATTTATTGCTGAAAGGGGAAAGAAAAATGACTGAATCAATCGAGCTGAAACAAGTAAGAACATTCGCGCATGACGCATTAAAATTAAAAAATACCTTTGCCAAAGCATATAAGATAGTAAGCACCATCGCGGGCGATTTAACAGTTACACGCAGATACCTTGAACTTGAAAGAATCCACGAAAAGGAAGCAAATGCATACAATAATGTACTTGAGCTTTTCGGCGAAAAACCGGAAACGACCGATGATTTCTATGAGGATTTTATCAATACTGAAAAGAAAATGTTTGAATCTGCTTAATCAAGTATTTGGAAATTCCCCGTGATAGGTTCACGGGGTTATTGTGAGGTGAACAGAATGAAACATGACTATATAAGCATGAGTGACGACGAACTTGAACGCTTGTCAGAAATGAGAGACGCTAAAGGGCGTCTTACAGACGTTGCGAGGCGAGCTAAACACAATTTATGGTTACGCTATCACAATGAAGAATGCGGCAGAAAATGCGCGTCGTATGTGACGCTGGACTTTTATGACGGTGATAGAGAGGACAGATGGTGAGAAGGATGAGAAATGCAGAATCTGAAAGTTTTGAGGAAACATACAAGCATGTAAAAGGATATTTAAATCGAACTGATACAGGTAACGCAATAGCCTTATTACATGATATGTGTGCTAACTGTGAATGTTGGAATGGGATTAAAGAGCATGACTACTCAGAGTGCAAAGACATGGCTTGCTTTAAACTGTTTTTACGCGCTGAACATGACGAATGGTGTGCGAGTTTTGAAGGGGATGGCAGGTAGTGAGAAGGAAATTAAAAGGACTTGGCAGAGTAATCACGGCAATTAACCGCTATCGTGGTGAACGTGCGACTATACGTCTCATGTACAACATGGCAACGGACGAAGTAAAATATACTATATTGCCACCCAACCTTCCTTTGTGTGAACGAAAAGAAGGTGATATAATACGATTTAATTATCAATGCCCTGTTTCGTCGCCAGTCAATCGGAAAAGCGCAAATAGCAATATTCGCATTGCGTGTAATTGGATTGAATTTTTTGAATCACGAGAGGAAAAGCATGGATAAAATCAATATTAGCGAAATTGTCAAAAATACAATAACAGCAATTATGCTTTTTATTTGGTGGAACAGTCCGCGGCAATCGAATCTATGAGCGACGTTCGTGAAGTTTGTGAGGGCTATACAAGCACAAGCACGCGGCACGCTTGCACAGATGGGACGTACACAACATTTGATGACTTAGAGCGTGCGCTGAAATCGCTTGCTGGAAAATACAATGATTATTATTATGATGGAATCGGAAACGGATGGGCTGAGGAAAACAGCGTACAGATTTGGCGCGTTGATGAAGATGGCGAGGACGAGGAAATGGTTATGGAAGTGCCTTGTCAAGCATCCAATTTAAACGATTTTTGGAAAAAATGGGGTTCAGTTGCTGGGGAAGAATTTGCATCGGAACCAACTGCATGGGTAATTTGATTACAAATCCCCGCTTTTAGCGGGGATACACAATATTTTTTTAAATCATAGGAGAAAAAATCATGGATGGATTAAACAGTTGCGAATTTATCGGAAATCTGACAAAAGACGTTGACGTAAGAAGCACAAACAAAGGGCAGGCAGTATGTTCCTTCTCTATTGCGTGTAATCGTTCTTACACTGACCAGCAGGGACAGAAAAAAGAGGTTGCGGACTTTGTGAATGTTCAGGCATGGGGCTTTTTAGCTGAAAAGGCATCGGCTGGATTAAAAAAAGGTTCCCGCGTTTACGTTCACGGCAGACTTAATACAAGAAGCTATGAAGCTAAAGACGGCACGAAAAAGTACATCACTGAAATCGTTGCAGACCGCATTGAACCTATTGCCTTCGTACAGATGCAGAATCAGAACTTTAATCAAAATCAGAATTTTAATCAGAACGGAAACTTTCAACAGCCAAGCGGGAACTTCCAACAGTTTGGCGAGAATATCCCGTTCTAGGAGTAACCCATGATAAAGTCGGAACAGTTATACAGAATTATCGAGGGACTTTCTGCATATAATGAAAGCCCATCCAAGTATCTTTCAAAGCCTGAAATGCTGAATGCGCTACCGTTCAAATATATCGGCAATTTTGCTTACCTTTTAACCGAAGAACACGGCGCATACACCGTTTACAGATTCAGGACAACAAGTATTGGAAATAGTAGGTTTGTACATTGCGACAAGCAGCCAGCCGTTGAGCGAATTTGGAAAGACAAGGATAGTTTTGACGCATTTTTGAAAAAGTATGGGGATAAAAGATGAGAACAGGCAGACCGACGACAAACCCAAAGAATCAACGTGTTGGAATTAGGCTTGATGAGGTTAGCGCACGCATCCTAGACAAGTATTCCCAAAAGTACAACGTGACAAAGAGCGAAATAGTCCGCAAAGCGTTGATTGCTTTTGACGAAAGAAAAAAAGAGGAAAACTCCTGATAAATTCCCCCCTCTTGTGAAAGGAAATATCTATTATGGAAAAGGGAATCAAAGAATTTCACGGGTTTTATTGCACTGCCGTAATGCAGGAAATCGAGGCGGAGAATCTTAAAGAAACGACACGCAAGATAAAACTGCTTAGGGCTAAACTGAATCGGATGAAAAGGGAAATAAACAAAATCGAAGAAATTGTGACTGACCTTGAATCGCTCGTATAACGCTTTATATGCGTTCGTGGGCGCTTAGACATAAACTTATACCTTATAGAAGCAGAAATCGCTATAAACGCAAATAAGCGCGTTTGTACATGGTTTCTGCTTTTATAATGCTTATATATAAGGGCGACCGTTATAGTGAATAGATGTAAGATACCGTACATTTTGCAGAAAGTGTACGACTTTGCTTAAAAAATAGATTTACATCTTGCAAAACATAAAACAATATGCTATTATCATATTCAGAGGGGACAAAGAAAAGCCCGGTTGATGAAAGGAAGGAAAAGAAAAATGAAAATGAAAATTGATTGGATGAAAATGAAAATTGATTGGGAATACTTTATTAAGACCCGCGGTGTCAGCGAGGAAATGAAAGATATTAAGTTTTACAATGAAGTTAAGCATGCCTTTTCTAAGTTTGTGTCTGGCGATTGGGGAATCACCAGCGAGGGTGATAAAGCCCTTAATGATGACGCACTGATTACAGGCGACCGCATTTTAGCAAGTTATCCGACAAGCAAGGGGAAAATTTGGATTAACGCGGATTTTGTTTATAATCCATCTGACCCGCGTCCTATTGTAATCATGTTTCCTGATGAATATTGAGAGGTGATAAAGATGTTTAAAAATGTAACACTGACTGACGAGGAAATCGAAAGAGGGGTTGGCGTAAGTTTCAGACCGCGGAAATTAAACTTGATTGAAAAGTACATCGCACATGTACGCGACGCGCAATATAAATTTTGCGTTGCGCGTGATGGATATTACAAGGGGATTTATCCGAAATGGGTATTTATCAAATATAGGGATAGGCTTAAAATAGCATTCAATGACGTATTTCTTATTGCGCCGGATGCAAAATTTGCACTCATTCTCGGGTACATCGACTTTGACAATAACCGCGGCGATTATAGTCTTGATTAACTTAAAACAAAGTTGTATAGTTAGATGGGCGGGCATCCGTCCATCTTTTTTGAAAGGGGAAACCAATGTATAAATATTTGCGTAAAAATCCAAAGGGCGTGAGCCGTGACGATTGCGCCGTTCGTTGCCTTTGCGTAATTAACGGCAAGTCATGGATTGATAATTATAGAGAACTTTGCAAGATTGGCGAGGCAATTTGCGATATGCCGAACTCGGTATTTACTATTGACAGATATATGTCTAGGCATGGCTATTCCTGTGTGCATATTCCAGCGGGAATGACGTTGGGGCAGTTTACGGACACTTATGTAAATGGTACATATGCTGTCATGTGTAAATGTCATTTAACGCCTGTCATTGACGGCGTTTGTTATGATACGGTTTACCCGATACATGCTAAAGTTGCGAAAGCGTACAAGATAAAGTAAGAGGTGATACT